ACCTCCTCAAAATCCCAGTCGTACCAATCAGCAGCAGACCAACTCTGCCATTTGTTCCACTTCCCATCGATACGTTGAGAGTACTCAACCTTGCTTAATTCACGGCCCATATTTCTACCCCTTCTTCTTCCATATCAAAATAATCAATGCCATACATATCTTCTAATAAATCTCTAGCCAGTATTGATGTTTTAAACATAGCTGCTTTCGGAGTGCCATCATCACAGATGGTAGGTAGTATAGCCATATCGTCTAAGTCATCTGACCCCTTCATTACAATTACATACATTATTCATCCCCCTGTGTATCATTAGCTATAAAATAATGAGAAATTTGATCTACTACTAACCTATATTCCTCTTGTTCATATTGTTTTACATTAATATCTTTTATTAAATCTAACATTCTCAAAATATCTGTTAATGGAATAGGTGATTTCCACATTAGTCTTTGTCCTGTAGTTCAAGAAACTCGTTTATATCTTCGATATTTGTTTCCATTATATCACACCCCATGACAGACACCAAGTAGGTCTTGGTGAGAGGGCTAATCTCATCGTGATTCTCATATGGTGGTAAGAGTTTAATCGGCATATTCATTCTCCAGAATATTATTTAATTCTTGTGAAAGATCATGGACTCCATCAGACCCATAGTCTAGAATTAATTCTGCATTGGCCTTGGCATCCCGATCATTTAAGCCATAGCTCTTGATCTTTTCAATTAAGACTTGTTCAAGATCATTGTATATTTGTTGTTTAAGATCGTCCATCAGTCAACCACTCTCTCTATCCTGTTTCAGATAATTACTGTTATATATAGTTTATAAAACTTCACTATATATAACAGTAATTACCCTCCAATTGTTTGGTGTGTTTAGGTTTTCTAATGTAGGCTTTCTTTAACCTCACAATCTGTCGTTTAAATTGTGGTAAGCTCAAGGCATGTGCCTCAAGCCTTCTTTGTTTAAGTGTTTTCTTCATTGTCATTACTCCCCAAGTTTTTTGCTAAGGTAAGTTGTAGATACTTTATACGATCTTCCCTGTCCAGACCGTCTAATAGAATATCTAAGATATCATAAATTCCCTCAACAGTGTTCTCTTGTTGGCCTTCCTCAACGGCTGCTTTAATAGAAACAAAGTCGTAAACGTCACAAAAGTCATCAGTCATCTGATTCTCCTAAATGTATAGCTAATGTTAGATATAATACAGATATTATACCACATAACAACCCTGTCAGGCTAGTAATCTCCAGTCCTAATATTATAGGACCGGAGAAAACCAACAGAATAAAGGGAAGGCTGTAGATGGCCCAAATCATGCTACGTTATGGGCAATACGGGTCTTACCTTTCCGGTTATTCTCATAAATAAAACGGACGCCAGATCGAGGACTACGAATAGTCCGTTTATTAAACGATCCTCCACCAAATACCGATAAGCTCAGGTAGGGTACATCAACCCGATAACCGGACGAAGTACGGTGAAACCCGTAGTTATATTTTGGGGATTTGGCATTGACCCGGATCGATGTTTTAATTGTACGGCTCATGGAATGTATTCCTTTAAAAGATTTAAAAGTTAGTGAATTCTAGTGAAGGCTCACCACACCTGCCAACGTCTTAATTTTAAGGACGTTTGTTGGCCCCCTCGTCCATTTGTTTAGGCTTTATGCCTAAGTTCTGCCCCTTCCGGCAGGGCTTCCGAATTATGGATCACCTTAAATGATCCAGAAGGATGTACGATCCTAATCGGGAAGCCTTCAGACTTTGCAGTCTTAAAAGCTTCAAAGCCTTCGGCCATTTTAATCCATTCATCGTTAAAGAAAAGCTCGGTCGATTTTGCCATTGGATAATCCTCCATGTTGGCTGTTTAAGATAAGATAATTAATACCTTACAAGGTTCGTAGAACTTTCCTTGTAAGATATTAATTACCCTAGTGATCCAGAAAAGTTATTGGCTTGTTAGCAGTCCAGCAAAGGCTGCACGTCCCACAGCTGTCTGTTTTATCTAATTGAACAGGACAGGTAATGCTTTCCGGTGCCGGATTATGTTCCGTATTAGCCGATAAGATATCGGAAGGCAGAGTGCTAAACCTAACGGCAAACCTCTCAAAGCCTATGCTTTTGCGTACCTCAAGCAAAGCTTCTCCGATATTTCTAGACCATTTGTCTAGGTTCGTAGAACCGTAGTGATGCCGAGAATATCCATAGATAGTTAATGCCGGTCTAGAAAGCAATTGCTTTTCCCAAAACAATACATATGGAATGCTGTAGAAATCTCCAAGGATATGTAAACGTAGCAGATATCCCTTCGGATGTTTCTTATCCAAAACATCTAGTTCTGATTTAATTTTAGGCATAAGGCCAACTGTTTTAAATCGATGACCGAAAGGCATATTGTTTCCAAAGCAATCGGCCCAATGCTCACAAGCATTAGTACAGGTTTCCCTTTCGACAAGAGTTAAGGTATATATCGGAAAGTCTTTAAGCTTTCCCTTTGATACCTTCTTGCCTAGCTTGGCATTCGTTGATCGTTTGATGACCTTATGAGGGTAAGTCCTCACATCATGGACATTCTTTTGATATAAGGTCGTGCTATTTACAATAGCATTATGGTCTAGGTTTAATGTCGTCATGGAGCTTGTCCTTTTCTACAAGGTGGATTGCCACACAGCCTAACATAGTGCAGATTGCTACGAGTAGCAATACATAAATTCCGTATAACATTATTAATCTTTCAATTTCATGTAAGGAAGTAGGATGGCCCTAGCCAATCTGGTGAGACTGGCTAGGGATTCCGTAGGTCTTACCGTATCTTGAGAAGGCTTTTCCATTCCATCTCTATTAGCTGGGCCATTCTTTCCAGTTGTGTGTCGGTCAGCTGGTCGGCCATGTCTTGCAAGGTGTTATCATGGGATTCGGTCATTGCTTCCCGAATTGGGTGAGTCTTTGGGATTATGTTATTCATATTACATAGACGGATAGACCCCATAGTTTATTCCATCCCAAACAAAATAAAATTTTGAGATGTTAATAACAATTGTTCAAGGTGTTTTCAACCTCTTGCAAATCGTCACAAGTTACTAACCAGATACCAGTGGAAGTCTCGTATATATCATAACCGATACCATCGGGGCAGACTGAAACTGTGGCATCGAGATCAGAATGATCGAAGTTAATCATTTCAAGGTTAGTCATGGCATCATCTCCGGTTTGTGGTAGTATCTAATTAACCCTATATAACTATCACAAGTGATAGTAGTTATATAGGTTTAATTAGGTTATCATCTTTTGACAAGAGAAACTTCATCTCAGAGATCAGAAACTTCATCGTTGTGATATTTCTATCACAGTTATATTAAATCAACTAAGTAGTTGATTGTCAAAGACTTTATAAACTTTTAACGTCTTTGACGTTAGTGGTATTATATAAACATAGACCCTTTGTCTATGAAAACCTTCCCCCAAAACACTAAGTAGTGTTGTATAAATGTCACAGACCTTCCCTCAACATCCCTTAGATGTTGCATATTTATCACAGTCAAGTAAAATCCGTAGGATTTGCAAAGTAAAGTCATAGACTTTAAAGATACCCCCACCCAAAAAAACAAAGTTTTTTATATAATATAATAATAGACCCCTTATTGGTTTACAAAAATAACAGGGTCATTTCATAGTAGTGATAAATATGTCACACTATAAAAATATTTTTAAATGGGGTTGCATAGGCTACCTAATTAGTGTATAATCTATATAGAAACAATAAAACAAGTTAAAGATAATTTTTTTAGTTTATCTTTTTGTATTTAAATACAAATAATTAAAGGAATAACATGATAGACTCTATAGATTCTATAGAAGGTGAACCAAATAAAGTAGATACTCTATTCAATTTATCTATGTATCTAGATGATCTTGTATTACAACAAGCAAACCATAGCTTTCTTTCCTTTGTTCGTATGATAGCTCCTACTTTAATCTCTGATTGGAAGATGGGTAAACATATTAAAATACTTTCTGACAAATTACAGAAGGTACAGGATGGTGAGATAAAGAGACTGATGGTATTTCTTCCTCCTCGTAGTAGTAAATCAGTTATCTGTTCTAAGATATTTCCAGCATGGTATATAGGTAATAATCCAGAGCATGAAGTTCTGACGATATCTCATAGTGACCAGTTAGCTAGTGACTTTGGTAGATCAGTTAGGGACATAGTTAATACAGAACAGTTCCAAGAAGTATTCAGGGGTGTATCCCTTAGAAGTGATGTTCGTGCTGCAGGTAAATGGAAGACTAATCAGAATGGTACATACTATGCTGCAGGTGTTAGAAGTCAGATTGCTGGTCGTGGTGCTCACATTGCTATCTTAGACGATGCTATGTCAGAAGAAGATAGCTTCTCTGAGGCTGGTAGAAGATATATTAAAGAATGGTATCCTGCTGGTTTACGTACACGTATCATGCCAAACGGTTCTATTGTTATTATTAATACTCGTTACCACCATGATGATTTATGTGGGTGGTTATTAAAACAACAAGAAATAATGGATATGGACGTTACCTATCCTTGGGAAGTTGTAAAGATACCAGCATGGTTAGACGAAGAAGCTGCCGAACTTTTGGACTTGCCGGTAGGTAGTTCTTATTTTCCTGAATGGAAACCAGATGAGATACTCCGTGTTGATGAAGAGGAGATTATTGCTAGTAATGGATCAAGATACTGGGATTCATTATACATGCAAAACCCTACACCGGAAGAAGGTGGGATAATAAAAAAAAGGTGGATACAGATTTGGGATCAGGGTGATCCTCCTCCTTGTGATTTTATATTACAAACCTATGACACTGCTTTCAGTACTCGTACCACGGCTGACTTTAGTGTAATACAGACATGGGGCATCTTTGATATTCCTGAAGAAGATTATAATGGTAAGGAATACTGGGGTAGTAATATTATTTTATTAGGAAATATAAGGGGAAGGTACGAGTATCCTGAACTAAGAAGAATATCTCAAGAGTTATACAAAGAGTACAGACCAGATGTCTGTATCATTGAAAAGAAAGCCAGTGGTCAGTCCTTGATACAGGACTTGAGACGTAGTGGCTTGCCAATAATGGAATACACGCCAGACAAAGATAAAGTAGCTAGGGTGTATGCAGCTAGTCCTATGATTGAATCTGGTAGAGTTTGGATACCAGAAGGTAAGAGATGGGCAGATGAACTACTGGAAGAGTTAATTACCTTTCCACATGCTCGTCACGATGATCAAGTAGACTGTTTAGCTATGGCCGTACATTATTTAAAGGAATCATGGAGAGTAGAACATCCTGATGATCCTGATTGGGAAGATGATGTAAATCATAGACGACAGAAAAAAGTTGCCTACTGGCGAGTTTAATGGTATAATAGTGTCAATACGTATTTCACCTCTGTACTGGGAGTTAAAAATAATGCCACATCCTGAAGGATCAAATGCATCAAGTCGAATGGACCGTCATGTTGAAAAAGGTGGTCAAGGTTTTAAAGATCGAAAACATGAATCTATTGCTATGAGAGTAAAAAAGAAAAGAACACCTAAACAACTACAAGCTTCTGCTAACGAATCTTATGGTAAGTTTGGTAGTGGTAAGAAAAAGCCCCGTGGTGGTGGCAAGATTAATGTTACTGCTTAATGTCTTGGAGTTTTGAAACTGATATTAATCATAGTTTAGTTAGACCTAAAGAAGAAGACTATACTAGTTGGAATGAATATCAAAAAGACGTAATGGAATATTTAAAGTTGAAGTTTAAGGACACATATAAAAATGGCAACTGAACGAAATCCATATGAAGCTATTCCTGAAGTGCAGGTAATACCTGTGGCTGAAGGAGGCACTGAAGTCGAGATGGGAGAAAATGTAAACATTGATGTTTCTCCTGATGGAGGAGTTATTGTTAGCTTTGAAGATACTTTAGAAGTAAATCAAAAAGAAACTACGGAACAATGGTTTACCAATCTTGCTGAAGATATAGATGAATTTAAACTTCGTGAAATTGCTGAGACTGTCTATGAAAGATTTGATGCTGATAGAAATTCTAGAGAAGAATGGGAGTCAATGTTTGAACGAGGTTTTGATCTACTAGGTTTAAAACTAGAAGAAGCATCAGAACCTTTTGAAGGTGCTTGTACTGCTGTACATCCTCTTCTAATTGAATCAGCTGTTAAGTTTCAATCTAAAGCTTCGGGAGAACTCTTTCCAGCAGGAGGCCCAGTTAAAACTACTATTCTGGGTAATGAAGACCCAGCTAAAATAGAACAAGCTCAACGAGTTAAAGAGTTTATGAACTATCAAATTACTGAGCAGATGCCAGAATACTTTGATGAGTTTGAAAGAATGCTATTCCATCTACCTATTATTGGTTCAGCTTTTAAAAAGGTTTACTATGATGCATCTTTAGAAAGACCTGTGTCTGAGTTTGTACCTATTGATCAGTTTTATGTATCCTACTACGCTAGTAATTTAAGAAATGCTGATAGGTTTACTCATGTAATTTATAGAAATTCTGTAGACTTAGGCAGAGAGATGGCTGCTGGTATGTATCTAGACATAGATTTGCCAGATGCTTCTGTACCTAATCCTACACCTATCTCCTCTAAAATAAATACTATACTAGGAATGTCTCCTACTACAGATGAAGACCCCCAGTATGTGTTACTAGAACAACATTGTTATATGGAATGTGAAGAAGATAGTGAATATGAAGAAGGAGTTTCTTTACCTTATATCGTAACAATAGAAGAAGAGACAAGAAAGATTTTAAGTATTCGTAGAAACTATCGGCCTGATGATCGCACAAGACAAAAGATAATGCATTTCGTACATTATAAATTTGTGCCGGGATTTGGTTTCTATGGGTTAGGACTGATACATTTCCTTGGTAATCTTACTATGACTGCTACTGCAGCAATGAGAGCCTTGATAGATGCTGGTCAGTTCGCTAACCTACCGGGAGGATTTAAAGCCAAGGGTGTGAGAATTGTTGGCGATAACGATCCGATTGCTCCCGGTGAGTTTAAGGAGATTGAAGCAACTGGAATGGACCTTACTAAATCTATAGTTCCTTTGCCATATAAGGAGCCTTCCTCAACGCTATTCCAGATGTTGAATTTTGTAACAGCTACAGGACAGAAGTTTGCAGATAGTACTGAACAGGTAATATCAGATGCTGCTTCTTATGGTCCTGTAGGAACAACTATGGCTCTTTTAGAAGCCTCTAGTAAATTCTTTAGTGCTATTCACAAAAGAATGCACAAGACGCAAAAAGATGAGTTCAAAATTCTAGCAGACATTAACTATGAATATCTTCCTAATGAATATCCTTTTGAAATGCCGGGAGTTTCCCGTACCATTATGAAACAGGATTTTGATGGTAGGGTTGATATTATTCCTGTTAGTGATCCAAACATTCCTTCAAATGCTCACCGGATGATGTTGGCTCAAATGGCATTGCAATTAGCCCAGCAATCTCCTCCCGGTATGTTTAATATGGAAGAACTAAATAGAACAATTCTAAGTGCTGCTAATATGCCTAACTTAGATCAAATACTTCCCGAAAAGAAAAAACCGGAACCCCTTGATCCTATGTCAGATATTCAAGCAGCTAGTAGAGGATTACCTATTGCTTCTTTTCCCGGTCAAAATCACGATGCTCATATTCAAATTAAAACAGCTTTTCTTCAAGACCCTACTAGTGGCAGCAATCCTGCTATGAAAAGGGTTATACCCGTCCTACAGGCTAATATACAAGAGCATGTAGTAATGAAGTATCAAGAACAAGTACAAGGAGTTACTCAAGGTTTAATGAAAAACCTATCTCCAGAACAACAACAAATGCCTAATGTTGCTGAGATGGCTATGGCCCAAGCTGCTAAACAAGTTCTAAATGCTAATCAAGCAATGGGTAAACAACAATCTCCTGAAGCACAGATGGTTGATATTGAAAAGCAACGACTTAATATTGAACAACAAAAACTTCAAGCTACTCTTGCTAAAGATGCTGCAACGGCTGCTCTTAAAAATAGAGAACTTGATATAGATGAAATGGAGATGCAAGTTAAGGCTGTTGCTGAAGGTCAAAAAGAAATGCTTGATGCTGAATCTGGTGAGAAAGATAGAATTAACAAACAATCAATAGCAGCCATTAAAATGCTTGTTGATATGGCTAATCGAGAATCTAAAAATGAAAATGATAAACAACTTAAAGTTATGGAGATAATGCAGAAGCTAAGTAAGATTCAGGCTGATACAGAAAGTAAAGATAAAACAGCAGCTTTAAATTCTCTTTTAAAATTACTTGACGTAGCAATTGCTAGTGATACTAGCCAAGCTAAAGAATTATTTTCTGAAGTAGAAGGAGATGACTAATGTTTAAAAAAATTAAAGTTCTATCAGAAAAGATTAAAGATAAACTAAGTTGTAGTAGTTGTTCTTGTTCTTATTCCTGCACGGCTTGGAAAAAAGTTATTGCAGCAGCAGTAATAGGAATTATTGTAGGAGCTGTACTAATTCCATGACACCTTGGGACGAAGTGGTGACTTCATTAAATGAACAAATGGATCAAATTAAAACAACTTTAGCTGATGGAGGAGTAGGAGATTTTTCATCTTATAAAGAGTTAGTAGGTTTTTATAGAGGTATTGCATGGGCAAGACAAGACTTAACTTCTATTTTAAAAAATAGATATCAACATGACGAAGGAGAATAAACCATGCAACAACCAGCATTAGCTAATGCTATTAAGAACGATCAATGGATTAGTGACGAAGAAGGAGTACTTAGTGATCCTACTCCTCTTCCTGTTATTCCTGGTTTTAATATTTTAATTAGACCAGTATCCATTAAATCTAAAACTAAAGGAGGTATTCTGCTTCCTGATTCTACGGTAGATGATATGTCTTACCTCACTACTGTAGGAAGAGTTGTAGGTATTGGAGAACTAGCTTATAAAGATAAAGATAAATTTCCTACAGGAGCTTGGTGTGAAGTAGGAGATTATGTATGTTATGGTAAACATACAGGAGTAAAAATGATTTATAAAGGAATTAAATTGCTTCTTTTATTTGATGATCAGATTATGTTAAAAGTAGAAAGCCCTAAAGACTTAGACCCTACTTTTAATTTATCTCATTAAATAGTTGCCTCAAAGATAAAAATAGTGTATAATATACTTATTCGTAAACGTCTGTGTCGAATCGACGGAAGGAAAATAAATGAGTGAAGAACAATCGGGATGGAATGACGTAGAGGTTCCAGATCAAGTTGAATATGAAATTGAGGGTAAGGAAGAAGAATCTCCTCGTCCAGAAGTAAAAACAAAAGAAGTTGATGCTCAACCAGAAGCTTCAGTAGAAACCATTAAAGAACTTGATGGGATTGAAACTAATGGAGCACAAAAAAGAATTAGACAATTAGTTAAGCAACGTAAAGAACGTGACGAACAGATACAACAATTAATTCAAGAAAGAGAAACTTTAAACAATCAGCTTCAAGAAAGAGAAAAAACTTTTGTTGACACTCAAAAAATTACAACAGATAATTCTGAGAAGCACCTACTAGAAAAAGTAG